ATAAGTAAGTATGGCAATATATATAAACGGAACAACGATCTTAGCTGATGGGGTTGTTGAGCCAGTTAGCTTAACGGATGCAAAGAATTGGATGCGAATTGATTATACATCAGACGATACATTAATACAATCACTAATAAATGGTTCAAGAATACATATTGAAAAACTAACTGGTGTTGCTTTTGTAAATAAACTATTAAAAACATATATTCAACTAACTGGATTTGAACCAAGCGTATGGATGGTGGATTTGCCTTATGGACCAGTAATTTGTATAGATAGCGTTAGAATTAAGACAGGAATGAATAGCTGGGAGACATTAACTAAGAATGAAGATTATGAGGTGATTGCTGGTAAACTTTGGCTTTATACTCAAGGTAACTATGAAATTCAATACCAAAGCGGTTATAGCTCAGTTCCAGAGGATATTGCAAACGATATTATGGCTTTAGTGGCTTGGCAATACGAGAATAGAGGTAAGAAGATGAATGCTGACCCACAAGCACTTATAAGCCAATATCCTAACTGGAATGGTCTTAATTATCATCAATATAAAAAGGTTGTTATTTAATGGCTGATGGTATATTTTTTGAAAAGCAGAATGCAATATTTGATAAGTTGAAAAAAGACTTAGAAAAATATTCAGAAGATTTGGTAAAAGAAATTGATGCTGAAATATTTGCTTCTGCTGAAGATATGGCAACTAGAGCTAAACAACTTGCTCCAGCTGGGCCAAATGGAAGATTAAGAGCAAGTATAAATGTAGAACCAGATCCAAATGCTAAATTATCTTATGATTTAGTAGCTAGAGTTAGATATGCAGCTTATGTTGAATTTGGAACTGGTGGTTTTGCTCAAGAATATACTGCAACTATTGACCCAGAATGGGAGGAATATGCAGCATCATTTAAAACAAACAGACCAGGTGGGCATACGCCAGCACAACCGTTTTTTTATCCAGCAGTAAGGGAAATATTTCCTCAAATGGTTAAAAGAATAGAAAATATAATTAAAGGATAATGAAAGATTGCTCAAATAATGTTAGAACAATATATGTAAATGCTTTGAATGGCAATATTACATACAATGGCAAGGATGTGCCAGTTTATGGGCAAGATCCATTTAAAACACTGCCTAAAAATTATGTTATTATTTCATCAATAACAGAGCAAGCAAATAATACAAATAATACTTTTCAAAATATAGTTCAAGTAGATATAGACATATTTAGTGAACAATATAGAGTTAATGATTTATCAGTAGTTGATAACATAGCTGGGCAGATTTTAAATATATTAATACCAGATAGTCAGATAGATGGATTTCAAGATGCGGACTTCGTAGTTTACCCTATGTCTAGGATAAATTCTTTATATTTACCTTTGCGTAATGGGGACAATTATGTAGCCCGAAAAATTATAACAATAAACAATTTAGTAAACCAAAAATAAAACAACAATGGCACAAATTCAAGGTTCTTTACAAAACATTGAGATTGACGTAGCTGGCGGTTCGTCATACCTTAATCTCGTATGTTTGCGTACATCTTCTGTTAATTCAACAGTTGATTCAACAACAGATCAAACAAACTGCGGAGTACTTACTGCGGTAGGATTTCCACAAATGAGTTTAGATTTCGATGCAATTTGCGAAACTGCACCTTCAGTATCACAAGTTTCATATAGCTCATTGCTTTCTGCATTTGCTAACAAGACTCTTGTTTCTGTAAGAGTTCAAAATCCAGTTGTAACTGGTTCAAGTGCTGGTGCTTCATATTACCATCAATTTTATGGTTATATCACATCTTTGACACTTAATCAAGCAACAACTGAATTTGTAAACTTTTCTGGAACAATTGCTTCTACTGGAACAATTGATGTAACTGCATAATTATGAATTATACTACTATTACTATTAATGGCGAAGCCATAGGACTAAAATTTGGTATGCCTTCATTTAGATATTTAGAAAATAAATTTGTAGAAGGTAAATCATTTACTAATAATCAAATAAATGAGGTTGGTATTGCTCATATAATTTATAGTGGTTATATGAACAATTGTATGCTAAAAGATATTGATTTAAAGTATGATTTAGAATACTTTTCAGATTGGGTTGAACTAAACCTACAAAAAAGTGAAAGCATAACAGAAATAACTAATATTATAAATTTTTGGGCAAGTAATGATTTTATAAAAGATAAATTATCTAAACCTGAAGCAAAAAAAAAGAGTTCTCGTGGGAAGAAGTAGAGGTATATGCTTTTGGACATCTTCAATTAAAACCTAAAGAATTTTATGATATTAGTCCTAGGCAATTTTCACTTATGCTAAAAGGATATGAAGAACGAAAAATAGATGGTTATAAACAAACTAGATTGTTGATGTACACAATGGTGCGGTTAATGGGTGATCCTAAAACTGCACCAAAAACGCCTCAACAATTATGGGAACTACCAGGAGATGTAGATGAATCAAAAATAGACGAAGAAGAATATAAGGAAATATTTAAAAGATTGGCAAAATGAGTGAAAACGCAGAATTACAAGTAGCCTTAAAGGCCAATGCCGATCAATTATTAGCTGCAATAAAACAAGCTACAAGTAAAATAGGTGAGCTTGGTGATAAAATTAAATCACTACCTAGTGGAGATAAACAATTTAATAAATTATCAAGAGAGCTTGCAAGAACAAGTTTAAGTCAACAAAAGTTAATTGATAGTTACGATAGATTAAATACTGAAGTTCCAGCCGCTAATACAACTATACAACAATCAACAGATGTAACTAAAAGAGCTAGAAATGCATTTACCAGCCTTTCATTAGTTGTTCAAGATTTACCTTATGGATTTATAGGTATTCAAAATAACTTACCAGCTTTAATACAAAATTTTGGTTTATTAACATCTGAATTACAAAAAGGCGCAATCCCTTCAACTAAAGAATTATTAACTAATTTAGCTGGACCAGCTGCATTTTTAGCATTTAGTGCTATTACATCATCAGTTACTTATCTAACAAAAGAATATGGGTCATTAAATAATGCAATAAAAGCATTTATTAATGGTAATCAAGATATTGTAAAATCTCAAAATTTATACAATAAGGAAATTGTAAAAACTAATTCTGAAACTACAACAGAATTAAAAACAATTAATATACTTTCAAGTGTATTAACTAATTTAAAAAAACCACTAGCAGATAGACAAGCTGCATACGATCAATTAAAAAAGATACAACCAGATGTAATTGCTGGTATTGATAGAGAAAATATATCTAATGCTGAAGCATTAAAAATAATAGAAGCAAATGCTAAAGCAAAAGTTAGACAAATACAATTAGAAGCTAAAGAAGCTGCTTTAAAAACAGTTATTAATCAGAATGCAGCTAAACAACAAGAACTAGAAATAGCTAGAAAACCTTTATTAGATGCATTAATAAAGGCACAAAATTTATATAATACTGGTGTTGCATTAGGTACAATAGAAGCACAAAAAAGATATGGTGCATTAAGCCAAGAAGAAATACAATTAAATAGTGCAAAACAAGCATTAACTAATAATATTAATGAGTATAATAAATTAGTTCCTATACAAGATGAGTATTTAAATCAATTAAATCCTATTGTATTAGAAATCTCTAAATTAACTTCTAATTTTTCTAGTTTAGTAGAAGAACAAAAGAAAAGCAATAAAGAATTTAAAACATCTAATGAAGAAATTAGATTATGGGTAGGTTTTACTGGTAGAGCTGCTGCTGCTGGAGATCAATTTGATAGAATTGTTAGAGAAAATCAGAGAAATTTAGATGGTTGGAGATATATTATAGATCAAGTTGCACAAAATGCAGCTACTTTAAAAACTAATTTAGATGGTTTATCAAATACATCACAAAGAATAGCAAATATATCATTTGATAATTTGTTTTCAAATTTGATGAATCAAGATATGTTATTAGGTTTAGAAGAATTTCAAAGAAAAATAAATAATGTATTTAAAAGCATAGATCAAAATACAAAAAATCAAACTAGAGCATTACAACAAAGATTTAATTTTATAAAAGGATTAATAGAAGGGGCATTAGTAGCTCCTTTAGATTATTTATTTAATACAATTATAGAAAAAGGCAAATTTAGCTGGAAAGAATTTGGTAATATAGTTGTAGAACAATTAAAAAGAATAATTATACAAATTGCTGCAACTGCTGCTGCAACTGCAATTGCAGATGCATTAACTGGGGGTGCTTATGGTGCTACTGTTAGAGTTGCTGATAAATTAACTGGAGGATCAACTGGTATTGGTTCAAGCGAAAGTAGTGCAGTTAATTTTGGAGGAATTCAAGGTGTAGGAGGTATGACAGGTGAAGTTGTATTTGTTCAAAGAGGTGCTGACTTAGTAGGAGTATTAAATAGAACTAACTCAAATATTAATAGAATTGGCTAGAAGTGAAAAATATAGAATAGAATTTAAAACTAGACAAGGAGATACTTGTACTGTACAATTTATGTTTGAAGGTTGGACTGGATCTTCAACTTATTTAACTCCAGCATCTAGACCATTTATATTATCAGAATATAATACAGAAGAAAATTTATTTAAGCCATATAGACCACAACAAGCTACAATAAATATTGTAGCCAGTGATTCATCGGTAACGATGGAAAATTTTATGACTGATAATGATGATGATATTTTAGTAATATTCTCATTTGGGTCATTTAGTCCATATTGGTATGGATATATTTTACAAGATAATTTTCAAGAAAGTTGGATTGCAACAAGTCATATTCTGACTTTAACTGCAACAGAAGGTATAGGACAATTATCTGAAAAAGAATTTAGTAATAACGGATCAGAAGTGGTTGGTAAATTAACACCATGGACTGCTTTACAATATTGCGTACAAGAGACACCACAAGATTTAGTAGAATCAAGAGTTTATAATTCTTTATATCATACATCAATGAATGACACCAACACAGATATGTGCTTGGATCAATGTTATTTAGATGCTAGAACTTTTGCACAAGAGCCTAAACAATATGATAGTAAATTAGAAGTATTGACCAAAATAAATCAATCTTTTGGTCAGACTATGTTTCAATATAAAGGTGAGTGGTATTTTTTAAGATTAGAAGATTTATATATACCTACTAATACAGATTTAAGAGGTTTTAGAAACATATTAGGTGGAACAAGAGCTACAATAAATAGAAGATATGATGCAAGTGTTGGAGTAGGACAAAATATGCAACAAATTACTCCAGAAATGTTGCGTTTTATTGTAAGAAGAACAAAAGAAGATAAGGTAATTAGACCTTATGAAATGTTTGCTGAATGTGTTCAAAATTCATCATTTACAAGAGGGACACTTGTTAGCTCAAATGCATCTATAAAATTATTTACATTAGAAAACTGGACATTACAAGAAGGTAGTTTTAATAGTCCTACTACACCAGCAAGAACTAAAGGTGTAAATGAAATATATTTAGATACTATATTAAGTGAAAGATTAGCATTTTTTAGATTAGCTGATTCAAATAATTCATGGATAATAAGTGAATATTGTTATGTAAGAGTATTAGATACTATAAATTTTTCTTTTACTTTTAAATATAATTATTACCCACCTCAAAAGAAAGATTTAGTAGTTGCTTATGTTTTGTTTGAAACCGCATTAGGTAATTATGCTTTAGATAGCGATGGGCATTGGCAATTAGCAAATGCTGGGTTTTCAGGAACACCAGCATCAATAACCTTTCCAATTAATGATGCAAAAGATATATATGCTGATCAATGGAATACTATAAATATAACATCTGATCCTACACCAAATGCTGGTAAATTTAAATTTGTATTTTATGGGGAAGATAAAAAATCTTATGTTGATAATCAATTAAATATTAAGAATTTCTCTTTAGAGACTATCCCAATTTTTAACGTTGATGAAAGAAGATCAAATATAACTGGTCGCGAAGTTAAATATGAAAAAACAGATAATTTAAGAAATGTATCATCATACGAAAATTATCTTGAGGATAATATGTCATATAACTTTAAAGGAAGTTTATTTGAATCTGATCAGTTGACATTTACAAACGCAGAATGGTTTAGATATAGATATTCTGCTGAAAGATACCCTTTTATACAACAAGCATTAATACCTTATTGGGAACATAATAGATATAATAGAAATAAGATTGATGTTAATTGCTATGGATTAAAATGGAGTAGTAATACGCAACCAATTGGCCTTATAAATACATTTATTTTCCCTGACGATGACCCAGATAAGATTTACTATGTTTTAAATATGAGAGAGATAGATTTTGAGGCGGCTACATGGAGTGCAACGCTTATTGAGGTTTATGATAGTCAAAAAGACCCAGGTACAAATATTACAAAGAATTTTGAGGCAGATGTAACTACTGGTTCTTATAGCTCACAACAATATGTTCCTTGGACAATAATTAGTGCTGCTGACTTTAGTTTAGGCGGGTCAACAAACATTACTTATATTGGTACAAACAACATAACAGTAAATATTGCGTGTAATGTATCTGGTGCAATAACAAGCAGTTCTGGAGCTGCAAGCGTAGATATAAAATTATATAAAAATGGTTCTGCAATTAATACACAAACAATTTATATAAATAATAATCCAGAATATTTTAATGTTGATTTAAGTACAAGTAGTGTTGCATTATCTACAAATGATATATTGTCAGTATGGATTGATAGCAATATTTATGCTTTAGATTTGACTGGAGGCGAGATGACATTTAGCTATACAACTAATACTGCACAAACTTTTGATACTTATAAAGATAGATATTTAACAAATTAATATGGCAGAAGTAGTAACGGCACAAGGTTTAGTTTTAGCATTTACAAACGCAAGTGGTAATGTCTATCCTTTTGCGTGTACTAAAGATGCTACAATAAGTATTACTAGGGATTTTTTGGAATTAGCTCCTAGAACAAATGGAGTATTTAGGGAATACCTACCAAATAGGTCTAGCTTCTCAATTAGCGGAAGTGGCCTAGTAAAAATGGTACAATCAAATTTGCAGCCTATAACTTTTTTCGATAATTTTATTGAGGGTAGTGATGCGGCTTTTGTAGGTTATCTAGACATTATTGATGCGAGTGGGAACTACAAAGTGTACGAATTTGACTGCATTATCCAAGATTTGACTTTAAACTCTACTACTAGCCAAAATGCTGGCTATTCTTTTACTCTTCAAGGAACTGGTCCTTTGACTGAAATAACTGAAGTAGATAGTTATACCGTATCTAGTGGATCAATTACGGGTAGAGATACTGCAACATTTAAACTTGTGGCAGTTGGAATAGATGGGGTATGGTATTACAATTATACGGTTACTGGAACATCACCAACTTTTACGAT